CAGTTAATCCCATTACATCTGCAGGAGATATAGATCCTACGCTTGCTGTTGATGAAACTCCTGTTAATCCCATTACATCTGCAGGAGTGATAGTTCCAACAGACATTGTTGCAGATATACCAGTTAATGCTTGTGTTATATCCCCTATTACTGTTGGTGCACCAACACTTGCTGTTGATGAAACTCCTGTTAATCCCATTACATCTGCAGGACTAATTGATCCGACAGAAGCTGTAGCTTCTTGACCTGCTAATAATACATCTCCCTGAATGCCCCATGCATCAGCATTCCAAGTTGATCTACCCCATCCAGAATTTATTTCTGCATCTACAGTAACAGATCCTATGGATGAAGTTAAAGAAATCCCTGTTGGAAAAACTGTTTCATCGCCCATATCTCCCCATGAACCTGATGAGTTCCAAAGTTTTGCACCCCAACCAACTGCAAATTCATCGGTTATACCCCATCGACCAGCGCTCCAATTTCCTGCTCCCCAAAAATCTTCATTAGGAGTATTTGCTTGTCCCCCCATTGCTGAGTGAACAGTACAATAATAATACAAAGTTGGTGCATCAGATGCTACTTGAATTTGAGTATAAGCTCCAGATGATCCTGGAGTCCCATTTGTTGTTACGCCGGTGGTATACTCACTTCCGCCAGAGTGTGTTCCGTTGCTTGTTGTAGAAAATCTTAATGGGTGTCCACTATTAGAACTATCTGATTGGTCGAATCTAAAAGTTGCACCTTCTACTAATTCAACCGTTGCTTGTTGTGTGCCATCAATAACGTATTTATTGCCTGAATCGGTGCTTACGACCGTGACTGTGAATGTTCTGTCAACGGACATCCGTTGCTACTCCTTACGCTATTCTAATTATTGCGTTAGAGGCGTCTGCTGTTGGAAATTGAATTGTGAAAGTTCCACTTGTTACAGTTTTATCACCACCAAAAGCTATTACAGCAACAGCTTTATCTGATTGCGTGTCATTGTATATTAACGCGCCATTAGCTGTAAAAGTTGCAGATGTAAAACTGACGTCTGCAAAGTCACAAATTGCAGTTGTTCCTGAAGTAGTTGGTGTAACGCTTGTTAAAGCTGCACCGCCTGCAGTGTATGCAGATCCAGATGTGTTTGAAATCTCATTTGATGTTGAGTATGCAGTTGTGCCTGCACCTAAAGATGCATCACTTGTATATAAAGCTATTTTAAAACTGTTACCGCTTGATGCAGTAAAATTGTGTGTTCCAACTAAAATTTCTTGTTTAAAACTTGTACAAATTGCCGATGATATTGCCATAATTTATTCTCCTACGGGTTTGCCGAGTTTACTGGGATACGAACAGCGCCATCAGTGTAGTCATCTCTTCGTCTTCTTCCAACTTGCTCATTAGCAAACTTTTGTACCTCTTGTTTATACTTATTTTCATACAGTGTCAACATATCAATTGGGCCTTTTAAAAAACTATATGTCTCTGATAAACAACAATATAGTAGCCCATTTGGGAAATTAAGACTGATATAATTAGTGTCATTATTTTCTAATAATGCAGGGGCTGCATTGTAATGAACTCTAAATTTATATGTGGTATCGGGGACCGGAGCAAACATCATTCTTCCAGATGTGGTGTCTGACTCTCCTGTACCACCTCCAAACATAGCATAATATTTTGGCTGTCCTCTTTTAGCAGATGCTGTTGATGATACATACTCTTGTAAATATGTAATATCTTTTTTTTCTAACCATACATTAGGACCAGTTATTTCTGATGTAGAATCATAAACTTGTATACCTCTTATAAAAACAGCTCCTGCTGGAGCGTTGATTGTTTCTTGACCTGTAACTAAATTACCAGATTGTTGTTTTCTATCAGCATCAATGGGCACATCTCTAAATATTCTATATTGTGCGTTTAATATTATATTTTCTAAAACAGCATCTGTTAACACGTTAGAGTCAACCTCAGTGTAACTTTTTATTTGAGTTTTTAATCCTGATGCACTTAATCCAGCCATTATACTTCTCCTGCTAATTCTCTACAAATGGGACAACTTTTTTTAAATCTATTGTGTGTTCCACATTCCCATTTTTTAGGTTCGTGCACAGGAACCTCTGGTTCTGGCACTTTAGTATATAGTTCTATGTGTTCGTCCTCTGGACACTCACATTGTTTGATACCAATTATTTTACAAAATATATTTTTAATCCATTTAATCATGCCGTTACTGTTACTGGTCCCGCTGATGCAGAGCCACCTCCTCCTGTTTCAGTTATACTAGATGTTGTGCCTGTTGCAAAGGTATAATTATCATCATTAACTTTAGTAATTACGTATCCTGCTGCATCGTTTATTGTTGCAGCTGCTACTCCACCGACAACACTTGCGTCTCTAAATCTAACTCTATCACTTGTTGATCTGCCGTGATCTGGCTCATTAACAGATATCGTTGCAGACCCACTCGTTGTTGTGAATGCATTTAACGGTAATATGTTAGGCACAGCTGTTTCTGTTCTGTCAGGTCTAACATTTCTAAGAGATATAGAATCACCATTCATGGGTTTTGGTTCTAATTGTGGTTGCTTTGGTTCAAATTCAGAAACATGCACAAAAGCACCGTTCCATTCTCTAACCATTTCTTTGTATGGAAACTCCATACCAGATCTATCTGATATTGCTCTTGCGTATTTACCTGTTGCGTATTTTGCCATTATGTTCCCGGGTAATAAGCTTTAGGTGTAATGTGTGTGCTTGAAGCTGATCCGTCCTCCGCTAGTGCTCTTGCAAACTCATCCTCGTAAGCTAATTTTGTAGCTTGTAAAAGTTGTGGTTGATATTTTTGTGCTAAATAATATGCAAGTCCTGATACCATACAAGGCACAAATCTAAATGGCACATCAGTTGCATTTGTGTAATCTCCTACATCCTGTATTCTTTTTATAAAAAAGAAATGCATATCTTTAGATGCATTTGTTGAATCTGGTGTTGGATAGATATGTATTGTAACTTTATCTATAAATCTCTCTACCCAGTATTGATTAGGTGTCCCTTTAGATAATTTGTTTGAGAATCCTGCATATGTGGATCTATCCACTTTTGTCATCGGACTATCTGATTGTGTCGTCTGAGTTCTATTAGATCTTAACTGCGCCTCAAGGACATCGGATATTCCAAATACGCTTGCTGGATCTGTGGTTGTAGCTGACGTTCCATCGCCACTAGATCTAAAAAAATCATAGTCTGCCTGACCCTCTACGAGATCTAAATTGGTTGAACCTACTTCCCAATAATGAATACCTCTATTACCCCATTCTTGAAATAAAATATTAAGAGATCTTCTAGCAGATTTAAGTTGATAACCTGCTACAGAATTTAATCCAATACGTTCGAAAGCATCTTCTATTATTTCTTCAATAGAAAAAGTTTTATCGAAAGTTGTTGTTCCCGAGGTAGTGTTAGCCATTTAACCTCCTATCCATCAAAGAATACTGTAACGCTCGTTACTCCACTTCCTACATTTAGATATGCACCACTATCAAATAAAACACCATCATCTGGTATATATGGATCAATAAAATCATCTTGGTTAGGTGTATCTAGTTCTAATAAAATACTTCCTGAAGTAGAAGTGTTTCTAAAAACCATTGAACCTGCCGTTGCTGAACTAACTCCATGTAAACCTCTGATTCTAGTTCTCCCTGGTGTGAGTATGCCTTCTGTGGCAGTTCCTGTGATACCAATAGAAGTATTTGTGCTCACAGCTCCATCAGCTGCAACTTGAGTTACAGTTAAAAATTTATTTGTAGAGGTTACCGTGTTATTATTAGGACCATTAATAGCTTCAGTTTGTGCGTCTCCATTAAGATCAGTTCCTGTGATTGTCATTTCAACACCAGAAATATTTCCTGTTGAAGTAAAAGTAATAGTCTGAGGTAAATTACCTACTGTCGTATTAGCTAATGTAAAATTACCAGCGCCACCTAAAGTTTGAGCAGCAGCTATGTGAGTAGTTGATGCACCAATAAGTTTAAAGTGTTTTGCCTTTATGTCTGTTGACATTTGTTTCTCCTTAAAAATTTGTGTGGGCCTAAGCCCACACTATTATTTATTAAAGTTCAGTGTTAGCTGTACGCTCTTTTCCTGCTGAAATGTAATCTAAAGTCATTACTTTTGCAACAGCTTCACCGTTTTGAATTCCAAATGAAACAGCCAATTCTTCATCGTCTGGTGCATTTGTACCCACGCCGGTTCCAACTTTTACATTATCTTTGTAGACATGAAACTTTCTGTCTCTTGGATCATAGTAAAATCCTAAAGTCATAAAAGTGTCATCGGCTGCAGTTCCACAAGAAACAGTTGTTTCTGTGCTATCTTTTTCTATTACTAATTCCATAGAAGTAGAACCATCAGCTTTTCTAAAATAGATACCATCAGTTGTACCATCAATGAACGCTGTGTCAGTGATGATTAAACCGATAGCAAAGTCAGATTGAGTTGCGTCACTTACTTTAAATCTAGTTTTAAAGTATAGACCTTTTGCAGCTTCGTATTTGAAAGATTCAATTACTCCGCCCGAACCGCCAGCCCATTGAAACTCATCAGAATCATCGTCTGCAGCATCATTTGTTACAACTAATAAACCACCATCACCATCTCCTAAAGCTTCTGTTGCGTCTCCGCCACCAGCTTCAGTTGTTGTGATAACCCAGTCACTAGCCGTGTATTTGTCGAAGTCCTCATGATAAACGTGGTACTTAATTGGATCTGGTTGTTTTAATCTTTCACCAGTTCCTCCTGTCACTACGTTTGTGACTCCTGAAGTAAAGTGTGTTGTCATAATATCAGCGCCTCCTATACGCCAGTTATTTTTTGATAACCAATTTATTTGTATTATCTATATACTAGATTTGAGTAGAGCGCAAGAGAGCCTGTAATGTGAATTGAATTTATTCAACGATGTAGCTTTTTACTAAGTAGCTACTGAAACTTGGGGTGCAGCTTCTTCAATCTTATTTTGCATATGCTCTTTTTTAGCTTCTGCAAGTTTTATATGGCTAATTACGTCTCTGACTTTTCTGTCAATCTTAACCATATTGAGAGTATATCTACCCTCTTTAAGATGCTCCTGCTCCCATTGAAGATCTAGTCCCTTCTTCTTTGTGTAAAGGGTCTCCAGATGTTGCATTATCGCCTCCATTAATAACCTCCTCATAGGTTATTCTGTTTA